ATGGTTGAAAGAAAAAGGCAAAGACAAACATCCAGACTTTATAGAGTTTCCTTACGATAAAATAAAGAGAGGATAACATATGACTGAAAAAGAAGACACTTTAATTGCAGTAAAACCAAACGACTTTGTCATTCGTATTTCACCACACGTTGATGATGATGATAGTTGGACAGGTGACATTGACATATCAATGGTAACAACAGATGATAATGTATTAGACCACCACGACTTTCAGCATTTATCGCTGTTGACAGATATGCTAATATCTGCTATTCCATTAATGGAAACAGACATGGAAGTACGAAAGAAACTATTCAAGATGGCGCAGCTTACATTTGATACAGACGAAGAGATTCCTAAGTCACGAGTGGAAGAACGAAGCGAGAATGTAATCAAAGTTAATTTTTAAAAGGAGAACACGAATGGCAGACACACTTACAATATCTTTTGATCCAGTAAATAAACCATCACATTACAATCATGCTGGCATTGAGTGCATTGAAGCCATTCGTGCTGCACTCACACCTGAAGAGTTTCGTGGTTACATTAAAGGCAACAACATGAAATACACATGGCGTGAGAATTATAAAAACAAAGATGAAGATTTGCGTAAAGCGCATTGGTATTTAAATTATTACTTGGAGAAATTAGATGATAGCTAAGATCTTCTTGACTATTGAAATAGACGAGGAAGAGTACCCAGTTCCTGTAGATGGTTTCTTAGATGAAGAGATTAATGAAACCCTACAGGAATTTATATATGATATAGACGGTATGTCTATTAGAACAATTAAAATTATAATGGAGTGAACATGAACAACTACTTACCCACAGATTATCAAAGCTTCATCCACAAGTCACGGTATGCTAAGTACTTTGACATTGGTGGACGTGAAGATTGGCATGACACAGTATCTCGTTACATAGAGAATGTTGCTGTAACTAAACTATCAAGTAAACACAATGACACTATTAAAGAAATAAAGGATGCAATCCTTAGTTTAGAAATCATGCCTTCAATGAGGGCCATGATGACTGCTGGCCCAGCATTGGAACGTGATAATACGGCTGGGTATAATTGTAGTTACTTACCCGTAGATGACCCTAAGTCCTTCGACGAAGCGATGTACATCCTCTTGTGTGGTACGGGAGTCGGCTTCTCTGTTGAACGTCAGTTTATAAGTAAACTTCCCGAAGTGCCTGTCCTCTATGACAGTGATACTACCGTCGTCGTTAAAGATAGTAAGGAAGGTTGGGCTAAGGCTTTCAGACAAGTGTTGGCTCTCCTATGGGCTGGTGAGATTCCTAAGTGGGATGTCTCTGCTGTACGTCCTGCTGGTGCACGACTAAAAACGTTTGGTGGTAGGGCATCTGGTCCTGCGCCATTGGTTGAGTTGTTTAACTTTGCTGTGTCTACATTCAAAGCTGCACAAGGACGCAAGCTATCGTCACTGGAATGCCATGACTTGATGTGCTTCATTGGACAAATCGTTGTGGTAGGTGGTGTGCGTCGTAGTGCTATGATCAGTTTGTCTAACCTAAGTGATGATCGTATGCGTCACGCTAAGTCTGGACAGTGGTGGGAAACAGCAGCACATCGTGCACTAGCGAATAACTCTGTGTCCTACACTGAGAAGCCTGACGTAGAAACATTCATGCGTGAATGGACTGCACTGATTGAGAGTAAGTCAGGTGAACGTGGTATCTTTAACCGTCAGGCATCAAAGAAACAGGCAGCTAAGAATGGACGACGTAACCCTGACTTTGAGTTCGGAACGAACCCCTGCAGTGAGATCATATTGAGGCCGTATCAGTTCTGCAACCTAACAGAGTGTGTTGTACGTGCATCAGATACCATTGATGATCTTGAACGTAAGGTGCGTCTAGCTACGATCTTGGGTACTATTCAATCTACGTTTACTAAGTTCCCTTACTTACGTAAGATCTGGCAGAAAAATACAGAAGAGGAACGTTTGTTAGGTGTGTCACTGACAGGGATCATGGACAATCCATTAATGACCACAAAGAATAAAGGATTGGAGAAGACCCTTGAACGATTACGTGAAGTTGCTGTTAGTACTAATGCTGAGTGGGCTGATGTTCTTGGCATACCCGCTTCTACTGCAATCACCTGTGTTAAACCCAGCGGTACAGTCTCCCAACTCGTTGACTCTGCCAGTGGGATACACGCACGTCATTCAAGTTATTACATTAGAACCGTTAGAGGAGATAATAAAGACCCCCTTACGCAAATGATGATTGATGCTGGCATTCCAAGTGAACCCTGTGTATTCAAAGGCGACACCACTACAGTGTTTAGCTTTCCACAGAAGTCACCAAAGAATGCGATAACACGTAACGACATGAGTGCAGTGGAGCAGCTAGAGACTTGGCTAATGTATCAACGCCATTGGTGCGAACATAAACCAAGTATTACTTGCTCTGTTCGCCCAGAGGAATGGCTAGACGTAGGTGCATTTGTGTACAAACACTTTGATGAAATGTCAGGTGTGTCATTTTTGCCACACTCTGATCATACTTACCAGCAAGCACCCTATCAGGACTGCACTAAGGAACAGTATGAAGAACTACTGGCTAAGATGCCTACGCAAATTGATTGGTCTAAACTCTCTGAGTACGAGCATGAAGATAACACTGTAGCTATGCAGACAATGGCTTGCTCTGGTGATTCATGCGAAATCGTAGACCTAGTGTAGGCAACGTACCGTCACCCTGTGTAAATGTCTGTCGCATTGTTGATGGATACTGCACAGGGTGTAAGCGTACTATTGACGAGATACGTGATTGGATGATTATGTCTGAATACGAACAAAAGAAACTTAAATACGAACTGTTATGGAGACAAGAGAATGTGGGTAGTGATAAGCAGGAACCAATGTAACTTCTGTGATGATGCCAAGGCTATGTTAAAAGGTTTAGGTTATCCATACACAGAGTACAATGTTCAATCAGGAAGTAGTAAATGGGTATTGTCATTGTTAAAGAAAGCTGATATAAAAACAGTACCACAAATTTTTAAACCAGACGGTACTCATGTGGGTGGGTACACAGAATTGAAGGAGTATATTAATGAAGCCAACTCGTAAACAATTTAGCCGTGCCTTATATGATGCTTACGATGCACCAGCTAAAGACACACTTGTGAAATACTTAGAGAGTGCAGGGCATGAGATTACAAACACAGATGAAAACTATTATGTAGATGTTGTATCAACTAAAAAAGATTATACATACTTTAATGAAGCAGAAGTAAAGCTTGCATGGTCAGGTGATTGGCCTACAGATTGGAAGGACATTCGTATTCCTGAACGTAAAGGTAGGCTGTTGGAAAAGTATGAAGGTGAAAAAGGTGTGCTTAACTTCTATATCTTTCGCAAGGATATGAAACAAGCATGGCGTATTAAAGACACAAGCTTAACACCAGATCGTTTGCGTGAGGCACATGGACGTAACATCCTAAAGGGTGAGCAGTTCTACCACATTCCATACACTGAAGCAGAGTTAGTAAATTTATGATAGACGTAGAAGACTACGAACCACCAAAGAAATTAATAAGAAGTAAACGTAAAACAAATTATAAAGGAGCAGACAACAAGAAGACATCTGGATTTACACCACGTACAACTAATCAAAAGTTTTTGTGGGATAGTATGCAGACACACGATCAAGTGTTTGTCCTTGGGCCAGCAGGTACAGGTAAGACATACGTCACTGCAACATTTGCAGCAGATCTGTACACGCTAAAAGAGATTGATAAAATTGTTATCACTCGCCCACATGTTTCAGTAGGTAAGGATATAGGTTACCTGCCAGGAACTTTAGAAGAGAAGACATATCCTTGGGCATTGCCAGTACTGGATGTGTTACAAAAACATTTAGGGAAAGGAGTTGTTGAAACAGGCATAAAGAATAACAACATTGAAATGGCACCGCTTGCATTGATGCGTGGGCGTAGCTTTGAAGGTTCGTTTATTATTGTAGATGAAACACAGAACATAACTACACACGAATTAAAAATGTTATTGACACGTGTAGGTGAAGGAAGTAAGATCGTGCTCAATGGGGATGTACAACAGAGCGATCTTAAAGAGGCAGACGGTTTAAGCAAGGTAGTTCACTTGGCTAAAAAGTATATGCTTCCAGTTCCTATTGTTGAATTTACAGTGGATGACATTATTCGTAGTGACATCTGTGCTGAGTGGGTAAAAATATTTATGAAGGAGAATATACAGTGACAGTTAAAAAACAAATGACTCGCAAAGAACGTGGCCTTGGCAAATACGATGCACCGTTAAAGTTTCAATACGAGAAAGGTTACAGTGATTTCAAAGGTGGACGTGTCACCAATCCTTTTCCTGATGACACAATGCAATATCGGGAATGGGAACGTGGGTTTAACAAAGCCTACTATGAGCAGTTAAAACGGATCAAGGAACATGAACAAACTACAGGAAGAAGCGGAACAGTTTCTAAAGGAGAAGTACAGTATGTCTGATTTTAATTCGTATCAACGATCAGCATCCAGTACAGCTATCTATCCTGATAAATACAAAATACTTTACCCTGCACTAGGGTTAGCAGGTGAGGCAGGTGAGGTAGCAAACAAAGTAAAGAAGATCATTCGGGATGGTCCAGAGAATATGCCTGATGATTGGCGAGAACAATTAGCTAGTGAGATAGGTGATGTACTATGGTACTGTGCTGCATTAGCAACGGATCTTAACTTAACACTAGGTATGATTGCAGGACAGAATGAAGCCAAGCTAAGTAAACGAAAACAAGAAGGCACACTTGGTGGTAGTGGTGACAATCGGTAAAAAAAATGGGGGCAATTAAGCCCCCTTATTTATTGTTAATATTGTTCTCTGTATGCAGTAGCTATTGTAATTAATATTTGCAAGTCTTCTGCATTCTGTGGGTCAGGTACTCTATCGTAACGTTCAACAAAGTCTGTAGTTGCAAGCTTACGAAAGTTAGATGGAACACGTGTGTACCTCTGTAGCGCACGAGTGTATTCATCACCTTCACTTATAGAACCTTCTCTGATCTTAGATTTAAATGTACGAACTTGTTCTTGAATAAAGGGACGTAGTTTATTAGATACATATTCTTCTTCAGTAAACTCTTTA